GAAGTGATATACCGCGTTTTGTTTGCGCGTTTAACACATGGATAGAAGGTGAATTAGATCCACCTTTTAGGAGCTTATGAAAGATAAATTTGCGAAATCAATGACAAAGTTTTTTCGGTTCTTTGCTGATACATTCTTTGCTAAAAGATATGGACATAGGGCAGTTGTTCTAGAAACAATAGCAGGTGTCCCAGGCATGGTTGCTGGAATGTGGATCCATTTGAAAAGTTTACGAAAAATGCAAACAGGATATGGACCAATGATTCGTGAATTACTTGCCGAAGCTGAAAATGAAAGAATGCATTTAATGTTCTTTATTGAAATTGCTAAACCAAACATACTTGAAAGATGTCTTATATTATTAGCCCAAGCTATCTTTTGGAATTATTATTTTATTTTATATGTGTTGTTTCCAAAGACTGCCCATCGAATGGTTCATTACTTTGAAAAAGAAGCCGTCATTAGTTACACAGAGTATTTAAGTTTAATTGAATCAGGAAAGATTGATAATCCACCTGCTCCTCAATTGGCAATAGAATATTATAAATTATCAAAGAAAGCAACACTTAAAGATATGATTAAGAAAGTTCGAGCAGATGAGAAAAAGCACCGCGACGTTAATTGGAAGTATTCATTATGAAATGGTTAACACTCTTTACTTCGCTTACGCTTGCATCTACTGCTGCATACTTTAGTATTATCGGATTAATGACCATCTTTAGTGGAGCTGCTGTTTCAATTGCTGTGATGGCCACAGTATTGGAATTTGGTAAAATCGTATCTGCTGCTTGGTTACACTATGAATGGGATCGCATAAATAATTTAGTAAGAACATATTTTACAACAGCAGTACTTGTATTGATGCTGATAACTTCAATGGGTATTTTTGGATTTTTATCAAAGGCTCATATTGATTCGGCTTTAGTATCAGATAGTTATAGTTTGGAAGCAAGCATTATTGATACAAGAATAGAAGCAGAACAATCAAAACTGAAAGCTGCACAAGATCGTATCAAAGGCTTGGATTATGTATTAGAAACCTCAAGACCTGAAGATCGCAATTATGTCAATGGTCGTCAAACAGAAGAGAGAAAAAATTTAGCAATAACTATTGACAAAGCAGTAGAAAATATTGTAAAATATAACGAACAGAAATTACCAATACAAAGGAAACAATTAGAACAAGAATCAGAGTTAGGACCAATAAAATATATCGCTGATATGATATATGGTACCGAAGCCAAAGAATTTTATGACAATGCAGTTAGATGGGTTATTCTTACAATTATATTTGTATTTGACCCGTTAGCAATTATGTTATTAATTGTAAGTACCGCGGCGTTTAAAAGAGAGCGTGAAACTCCGGCAAAACCATTAGTTGACGAAAAACAAATTATGAATATGGAACTCGAAGAAAAGCGCAGTGGATTAACTTCAACAATTAGTAGGAGACCGATATAATGAAAATAGCAAAAGTATTACTTTGCTCATTACTTGCGTTTGGTTGTACCAACGTAACATCTCAAGGCAATGCCGGCACCACCGTCGGAGATATTTTATCAGAAACTAAAACAACATATCAAGCACCAATGGTGTGTCCTGAGAGAACAACAATGGTATGTGATGGTCCTGATAAAAGAACAATTGAAAAATACCAAAGGCATTACTGTAAATGTGTTTCTAGGCAAGATCTCGAAAGGGCTTTAGAATTAATGAGTAGGCCGTTTTAGGAGATATAATGAGTATAAGAAAATTAGCATGGATGGGGTTAGGATTCTTGGGTTTAGGAATTGCCTATATAGGAGTAGTAATGCCTGGGATACCTTTTAGTATTCCTGCTGTATTTGCAGCATACTGCTTCGCAAAGAGTTCAGATAGAATGCATAATTGGTTATACAATCACAAACTGTTTGGTCCGTTCTTAACGAACTGGGAAACAAAGAAAGTATTTCCATTAAAGGCAAAATATATTATGTTAGGATTTATGGCATTTGCATTGATCTTAATGTGGTTCACAACAGGCAATATAAAAGCAATGTTGTATTCAGGTACGTTCATGGCACTTGGTGCATTATGGGGCTGGCAATATCCTTCAAGCCCGGAAGAATATGATCGTAGAGTTAAAGAAGGAAAAAGAATAGGACTATTTAAGTAGTGAGGAATTATGAATACTAATGAAAAGGAAGGTTTGGTAAATACTCTCAAAAGAGAAATCGCATATGCAAAGACACAGGTTCTCCCATCTGCGACAGGACATATCATTACCGCAATTAATTGGATGGAAGGCCGAGTGGCAGAGTTGGAAAACCAACTCAACGAAGAGTATTTAGAATCAATGAATCTAAGGACATCGGGGAAGTGAGCAAAAAGGGAGATTCATTCGAAAGTGGAAATAACGATCATCGGATTGACTTTGAAAAGTTAAGACGTATTTCTGCCTTCGTAGATCATTTAGAAAAAATGCATTATATGCATCAAGCTGAATTAAGAAAGGAATGGCGTGAAAGACGTAATGAATATCTTAATGAGTTAGATATGGTTGATAATGTAGTAGATATGATGGATGAATATCCCGAAGCTGAAAACATAATAAACAAAATTTTAAGAAGGATTGATAATGACAAGAAGTACTGAGGAGAAAGTTTTACAGGCTGTAAACCTGGCTCCGAGTGATTCAATGATTGAAAGACTAGCTGAAATGCATCCAATGAAAATGGTTGCTTGGGCAAGTGTAATTCAATTATTGGTATTTGGATTTATGCTACTATCGTTTTACACGATAGGTTTATTTGTGGAGTAATACAAATGGCTAAAATATTTGAAAGCCCTGATAAAGGCAAGACTGTATATGAAAGGGAAATAGGCGCGCCCCATCATACACGGAAAAAAATTAAACCAAGTCCGCCTAGCGCCGTAGAGGACGCAGCTGATGCAATGGCTCAAGGAGCATATAATGATAAACGACGAAGAGAAGGCCTTTCTTAAGAAACTCTTGGCTTTGTGTGTAGTAACATTTATCGTTGGTTATGTCGTTGGTTATGTCAGTGTTATAATTTGAGGTAAATATGAAAAGTGATTACGTGGTAATTGATACTGTATCTATGTTCAGACAAAGATACATAGTACCTAGAGAAGAGGTACAAAAGTGGAATGAAGAAATTAAGTTAACTGATAAGCTCGCGAAGCAGTGGGCACAAGAATCTGTTGAATCGGAAGAAATAAAAGAATTCAGTCAACGATGGTTGGGTGAAACTGTTACTAATGTAGATTTTGCAGATACTGAAAAAGTACTTAGATTATTCAAAGATGATAATGAACAATTATCTGAAGAGTGGACTCAAGCAAAACAGCTTGATTATATTAACGATTGGAAAGATAATACACCTAAATGACAATACACGACGAAATTAATAAAATCTATCAGAAAGAACTATCAAGACAAAAATTAACCGTTGAGTTAATTGCTTCAGAAAACTTTGCTTCTAAAGCAGTAATGAAATTGTGTGGTTCTGAATTCACAAACAAATACGCAGAAGGTTATCCTGGTGCGCGTTATTATAATGGTTGCGATTTCATGGATGAAATTGAAACAATGGCAATTGAACAGTTAAAGGAACTTTATAATTGTGAATTTGCTAATGTTCAACCACATAGTGGAGCAAACGCAAACCTTGCTGTATTTAAAGCATTCTTAAATCCAGGAGATACAATTCTCGGAATGGATTTAGCAAGCGGTGGACATTTAACTCATGGAGCTCCAGTTACAATTTCAGGCAAATGGTTTAATGCTCATACTTATGGTGTTGACGAATGGGGTATGATTGATTATGATGAAGTTGCTGGCTTAGCGCAACAACATAAACCCGATATGATAATTGCCGGTGCAAGTGCATATCCAAGACAAATTAATTGGGTAAAGTTTAGAGCAATTGCTGATTCTGTTGGTGCAATGTTATTAGTGGATATGGCTCACTATTCTGGATTGATTGCAGGAGGAGCATATGATAGCCCAATAGAATATGCAGATGTAGTTACTTCAACAACACACAAAACATTACGCGGACCTCGAGGTGGTATTATATTGTGGAACAATCCTGAGTATACAAGAAAGATAAACAGTGCTGTATTCCCTGGTACACAAGGCGGTCCTTTAATGAATATTATTGCAGCCAAAGCCCAGGCATTCGTTGAAGCAAATACTAAAGAGTTTAAAGACTACTCAAAAAACATTGTTGAGAACGCAAAAGAATTAGCAAAAGTAATACACAATGCAAAGACATTGGAAGTACTTACAGGTGGTACAGATTCTCATATTGTATTGGTTAGTTTAGTTAAGTCTGAATTGAGTGGAAGAGAAGCTGCTGATATATTAGAAAAGCATCGTATCACAGTAAACAAAAATGGTATTCCAAACGATCCTCGTAATTTCAAAGAGACAAGTGGTATTCGTATTGGAACAGCCGCAGAAACAACTCGCGGAATGACTAAGAAAGATTTTGAAAAACTTGGTCATCGTATTGTTAATATTTTAGAAGATGAGAGTCAATGGTAATGAATGAAGATGTTATACAAATAGCTTATACCCAGTTTAGCGATTGGCTAGGATTGTTAGGATTACTCGCAATATTTTTTACACCAATCATTGCAGGAGGAATCACTGCATATATTTCTCATAAAGGTCAAACTAAAATTACTAATGATGTTTGGGAACATTGGCGTAATAATGAAAAGTTTCAAAATCAAAAGGTCACAACATCAATCAATTACAACGAATAGGAGATAAATGGCAACAAAGAGTAAAGCATTCACTTCATCCCATCAAGGAATTAAAAAAGGGACAAGCATTGGAGCAAATCCAAAAAGTCGAGCTACGATGAACAAATCCAAAAAGCGTTCATTTAAGAAATACAGAGGGCAAGGCAAATAATATAAATATACTTTATGGCATATTCTAAAAAGGTAGTAGACAGATTCGAAGCAGTAACTAATAATCCAGCAGCGCATGGAGTCGGAAGGTTTGACCCTAATGATCCAAATGTAGCAACAGGACTTACAGGCGCACCTGCTTGTGGCGATGTTATGAAGTTGGATTTGAAATTAGATCCAGATACGGATATAATCGAAGACGTAAAATTTAAGACCTACGGTTGTGGTTCTGCTATTGCTTCAAGCAGTATGTTTGTTGAAATGTTAAAAGGTAAAACAATAGAAGAAGCAAAACAAATAAAAGATAAGGACATAGCAACAGCACTTGAACTTCCACCTATTAAGATACACTGTTCTGTATTGGCAGAAGATAGTATAAAGAAAGCAATAGAAGATTGGGAAGAAAAGAAGGCAGGTCGTAATACGTCATGGATTGAAAAAATGACAAGGAAAGATTAATGTATGAGTATAAAAGCAAATTAAGAAAAGTTGTAGACGGAGATACAGTTGATGTCGATATTGACTTGGGTTTTGGTATTTGGCTTTATGACGAGCGTGTGCGTATTATGGGTATTGATACACCAGAGTCTAGAACGCGTAACAAGCTTGAAAAATTATTTGGACTCGCAGCCAAAGCGAGAGTTAAAGAACTTCTTGGAAAGAATCCCGTCCTCAAGACAATTGTCGGAAGAGGAGGAGAAGATATGAAAGGTAAGTTCGGCCGTATTCTTGGTGACTTTGATTGCTATTATGCAAAGACAGATTCATGGATGCCATTAACACAAATCTTAATTCAAGAAGGTCATGCCGTAGAATATAATGGTCAATCCAAAGAAGACATTGCTCATGACCATTTAGATAATCGAGTTAAAATTTTAAAAGAAGGATTAGTTGATAAGAAAGTCTATGACAAATTAGTCAATACAGGCAAGTATATTTAAATGCTTTTAATAATTTCATAAAACTATTGACATTTACTTAAATCTATAGTATAATGGTCTGTATATGAGATATAATAATAAGATGGGCGGAAGATCAATTGATCTGACCCCAAGAAAACGACATCCTAAGGACAAACGTCCACCAACCGCAATGCCATTTGATGTTGCTTTGAGAAAGTTTAGAAAAAATATCGAAAAAGCTGGTATTTTGAAAGACTTGAGAAAAAAGGAATTTTACGAAAAGCCAACTGCTAAACGTAAAAGGAAAAAAGCTGAAGCTATTAAAAGACATCAAAAAAGGCTTGCTATGGAAAGCAGGACATTCAACTCAAGAGGAAAAAGATATTAAAAACTATTGACAAGTGTCTTTAGTTTTGTTATAATAATTACGAATTGGTGGGAATAAACCATGACGGCGAGATTGTTAAAATTGAAGACCCACGACGGCTACCGAGTCCGGGAGCAACTTTTGAACTACCGACATACTGTGTAGGGATCTGACGCCAAAGGACCAACCACCGATTCACCTTTTTTGATTGGAGTTTATATTATGGGACTAGTACGCGGAATGACAACGCTTAACACTCGTAAGCGTAAAGTAAAAATCACAAAAGCTAAATTAGCATCTTACCACAAACAGTGGCTTGCTCACAATCGTTGGGCAAAATCTAATCATTTACACAATCTTCGTTACAATACGTTAGAGGAATATATAGATTACTGTTTAGGGAAAACTAAAATCAAAAGGGAATTCAAGCCTTACAAACCAGATACATCATATCGTCGAGAGACACCTAATTATCCTAGCATGGAAATTACGGGTGGTGGTTCTGGCACTAAGAAAGAATCTCCTAAATATACTGGGTCATTAGTAAAAGGTATTGCCACGATGCATAAATCAAATGCAGTTCCTATTATTAATCAAAAAGAAGCAACTGAAATATCAAGGATGGGAAAATAATGATATATTTGGATTACGCCTTCGACATCGGAGCCGAAGGACTTAAGCTAACCGATAAGGCCGAACCTGATGAGCTTCATATGGTTCAAATAAGTAGGACTCCACTTAATGTTGGAGATAAATTTACATTGGAGCTCGATGAATATAATCGCATGTTCTTTCGAAAAGATGCTCCTGTTCAACTGGAGTTAGAAATACGATGAACAACAACGAAGTAGAGGATCTTAAAATTCAATTAACTATAGCAAATAGAAAAATTGAAACTTTAATGGCTGAAGTGGATTTGTATAAAATGAAGTATCGTGATGAAGTCGATAACAATGAATATAAAGTAAAGTACAGACAACTTTTAGATACTCATTGGGATTGGAAATTGAGGCAACAAAGTTTGACCGAATTGAATTACGACGGTAATGAAGAAAGAGGTCGATACGGCGAAGATGAATCAATTCCTGTATTTTCTGGTAAATTGGCTGAGGACGGATAATGATAAGGCCCTGGGAACTAATACTATTACTTGAACGAGATAACAGTCGCTTATATAAAGAAGACATGTTAAGTCAATATATAGATGATGAAGAATTAGTAAAAGGTTTACAATATTGCTTGGATAACATGATCACCTTCGGTGTGGCCGATGTTCCAACAAGTCAAACCGAAGGCCCAGGTTTATCGTCTGAAGAGTTTTACGAACTTGCTAATAAATTAAAGAATCGTCAGTTAACAGGTAATGCTGCTCGAGACGCAATTGTAGCTGCAAGAGAACAAGCAAGAAATGCCGAATGGAATGATTGGTATCGTAGGATCTTATTAAAAGACCTTAAATGCGGAGTATCTCTTAAGACAGTCAATAACGTTAAGAAAGGAACTATTCCTGTATTCACTTGTATGCTTGCTCATAGTGGTGATAATAATCCAAAGAAAATAACCGGAGACTGTATTGTAGAATATAAGTATGATGGTGTAAGAGCAATCGTAATTGTTGAAAATGGAAATGCAACAATATATTCTCGTAATGGAAAACAACTGAATAACTTTCCACATATTGAAGAGGCATTCAGTCATAAGATGTTTGATAATCTTGTCTTTGATGGTGAAGTTATGTCAGAAGATTTTCAAACGTTAATGAAGCAAGTACATCGTAAAGAAAATGCTCAAACCGAAGATGCTTACTTTGCATTATTTGATTTTTTACCTCTTGATGAATTTAAGACAGGACGTAGTTCTTTACCACTAACAAAGAGAAAAGAATTACTACGAGGATTTGAAAGATCTGATTATTTTAAGGATTGCATTTTATTAACTAAACATACTGTGTTAAATATTGAAGATGACGCTGATAAGTTCAAAGCAATGAATCAAGAAGCAATTGATAAAGGCTACGAAGGTATTATGGTCAAACCAATTAACGGTGCTTACGAATGTAAACGCTCATACGGCTGGTTGAAAATGAAACCTTTTATTGAGGTAACACTTAAAGTAATTGATGTTGAAGAAGGCACAGGAAAAAATGAAGGAAGTGCAGGAGCACTTGTTTGTGAAGGCATTGATGAAGATAAACATATTCGAGTTAATGTAGGCACAGGCCTTAGTGATGATCTTAGAGATAGTATTTGGAGTGACATTGAATCTGTAGTTGGACAATTAGTTGAAGTAAGAGCTGATGCAATTACAATAAGTCAAGATTCGCAAGAAACATACAGTTTAAGATTTCCAAGATTTAAAACTTTTAGAGGCTTTGAGCCAGGAGAAAAACTATGACACAATATGGAAATACAGTACAAAGACAACGACTGCTATTGGAAGCAGAGAAATGGGCAGAGAGTGTAAAAAACATCCACTGCCATCCTCTTTCTTCTATGTGGTATGATGATAGACCGCAAGATACGAATAACGGTAAAGAACATGTTATGGATATAGAATATAATAGTGGTATTATTGAGCGAAGTAAAGACGGTAAGCATTTGCATACTTTCGGTAAAAGAAAGACAGGTGATGAATTAATTGATGCTTATCGTAAAAATACCGTATGAGAATTCCAATATTGTCTGTCGTATCAGGCGCATTTCTTGTATTCATGGTGGTATATGGCCTGTCTGCTTCTACGGCTGTAAAGGGAGAGACAAGTCAACATACTGAATTTGGTAATGTTGTATTTGAACCTGTGCCTGATGAAATAGAAGTAGAATGTTTAGCAATTAATGTTTATCACGAGGCAAGGTCAGAAAATTTAGCAGGAAAATATGCTGTTGCTGATGTAGTCTTAAATAGAGTACGTGATGATAGATACCCAAACTCTGTATGTGGTGTAATATATCAAGGAGAACATAAACCTTCTTGGAAGGACCCTGATGTTCTTGTACCAATAAGAAATCGTTGTCAATTCAGTTGGTATTGCGATGGCAAAGATGATGAACCTACAGAAGCAGATGCATTTGAAGAATCAAGACTTATTGCACATCAAATAATATATGGTGATAAGTATAGAGGTTTAACAGAAGGAGCAACACATTATCATACAACATTTGTAGATCCATATTGGGCACCAACACTACAACAAATAGGAACAATTGGATCTCATATCTTCTACCGTGCAGAATGAATAAATAACTCTATACAATTTATTATGGAGTATATTATGAAGTTTGCCGGTGTGGATTACAGCTTGAGTAGTCCGGCAATTTGTATACATGAAGGTAAAGAATGGAATTATGATAACTGTACCTTTTATTATTATGTAAAGCAAAAGAAATTGCTACAAGGAAATAAAGGTCAGTATCAAGCAACAATGTATCCTGACAATTGGAACACTGACCAAGAAAGATATGACATGCTTGGTTCTTGGTCGCAATCAAAATGTTTTGAGTGCGACTTTGTTGGTATTGAAGGATACGCATTTGGAGCAGTTGGTAGAGTATTCCAAATTGCAGAAAATTGTGGTTTATTTAAACACAAGCTATATGAAAGAGGAATACCTTACGAAGTTTATCCTCCAACAATGATTAAAAAGTTTGGAAGTGGAAAAGGTAACGCAAATAAAGAATTTATGATTGAAGCGTTTGAACAGGAAGTTTCTATTGACATTCGCGAAAAATGTGGTATAATAAACAAATCATGGAATCCGATTACCGATATCGTAGATGCCTATTTTATATGTAAGTACGGATTCTATAAACAAAACGGAAAATTAGATGATAGTAATATTTAACGGACCGCCCGCTTCAGGCAAAGATGAAGCAGCAAGCTTATACAAAGAAAGGTTTGGTTTTGGCAATCTGTCTTTCAAGTATCAGCTATTTAAAGAAACATGTAAACATTTTGAAGTTGATGAAAAATGGTTTATGCAAGGTTATGATAACAGAGAGCAAAAAGAAAAGAAAGAACTTGCATTAGAAAACAGATCTCGTAGAGAAGCAATGATTCATGTATCGGAAGATATTATCAAACCAAAGAAAGGTTTGGATTACTTCGGTCGATTGGTTGCTGAAGAAATTGAAGAAGGTAAGCATTATGCGGTGGCAGATGGTGGATTTGTTGAAGAACTTGAACCTTTAATTGAAAAAGTTGGATCGGACAATATTGTCATAGTTCAATTAACAAGAGAAGGTCATGATTATTCAACAGATAGTCGCAGATACTTTAATGGTAATATAATCAAAGAAGTAACAATCAATTATGCAACTAAAATTGATAAAGCATATGTACTTAAAGAAGAGCTCGATATTAAAACATATAGAGTACATAATAATGGTTCAGTAAGAAACTTTCAAAGTACACTTATTGATATTTACAATGAACTTAACGAAGATTATAAACTTGATAGCATTAACAGACAAACTGAGGAATCTGCCGAAGCCGAACATAGTCAATCTGAAGACGTGTCCTGATAGAAAAGATTGGACCGAGTCAGAATTTTTAAGACACGGTGTTGCAGATATAAGAGTTCATTCCTATGATCGTTATGAGGAAGGAGTTTCTATTCCTTTCGTAGGTGATCCTGAAATTGTAGAACAAACTACAAAAGGCGTTACCTCTTCTCATTTACTTACAATCAAATGGTGGTATGAAAATACTGACGAAGATTACGGACTGTTCTTTGAAGACGATCTTGATTATGAGACGGTTCAATATTGGAACTTTACTTTAGAAGAATATATTGAAAGATGCAGTAAATATGATTGGGGAGCATTACATATGTGTAATGTATTTGAGTATCCTTATGATTATAAAAATGAATACATACCTATGATTCCGCGAAAACGAGTTCCTTGGGATCATGGATTACAAGCTTATGCGTTAACAAGGAAATACGCAGAGAAAATAGTAGATTACTATTTTGGAGATTTTGAAGACAAGATTCATTATCGTATGCCACTAGGATCTCCGATTACAACAGAGAATAATATATTACATGGATTTGGATTAGTTATTTCCTTTCCACTCTTTAATCATAATGTAACTGACTTTAGATCTAAGAATATATATTATTATAACGAACAAGCAAGTTCAGCGTTTTACTCATACGAGTTTCTTAAAGCTTGGTGGGAAGAAAAAGGTCAGTGGTTATCGCTCGATGACGTATTTGATAATGAACGTGAAGAGAATAAATTTTATGGAGAATTGTAAAAATGAGTTGCATATATAAAGGCGAAGTTGTAGAATCAGAATTGTCTGCCAATAGTAAAGGCGGAACTGAGCAGATGAGACAACGTTTAATAGATAACATTGATAAAGAAGTATTAGAAAAAGTTGCTATACATTTATCAAGACCAAGAGAATTATATGATGATGTACCGAATATCCTTTGGTGCCATGATCTAGCAGAAGATCCCGAGAATAAAGTATTAAGAGATGGTGGTTGGGATAAGTTCAATCATTTTGTGTTTGTCTCTGCATGGCAAAGAGATCAATATGTTGTGAGATACGGCATTCCTTATTCCAAATGTTCTGTTATTAATAATGCAGTTGAAAAGAAATACGAACCAAGAGCC